GCCTATACTTAAAATCTTTCGATTCTTTTTGTAGCATATAGGTTCTGACGAAGTCAACGTCTATGTCTAAAACAACTCTACTACGAGCGTTTTCAAGTGTGGATAAATATCCTGACTTCACGGGGGCGCCTAGACGATTTTATACTGCTCTAGGTACAGTTGTTTCAGTAGGAAACATTCCAGTTAAGCTCATGGCGAGCTACGTCGTATCTTCTTTATTCAGGATACGAAGCCTGATGGTTGTCTTTCAAACCGATATTTTCTTTATACAGATTATCATCTGTTTGATTTTTACGTTTATTCAAAACGGGTTGTTGGTTAGACGAACCGATAAGATTAGTTAATTGTACATTATTATTAATTAGATTACATCACTGTGATTAAGTTCCTTAGAACTTGTCACTCTTGAGTAGAAGCGTTTCGCGCTACTAGATGCAATCAATGGTTAAACTCCAATAATCATCAATGTTCAACTTCATCTTATCCATAACAAAATTATCAATCCAAATTTGAGGTAAAGGTAGTTTTTTTGTTATGTTATAAGGTTTTCTCCTTACAGATAGAGCAAGAACGTAATCCACTAATTTTCTTCTTGTTTTCTATCTCGCTTTCTGAGCAATTTTTATTCGGTAGGCACCGTATTTTTGGCAAAGGATACCTGGCATTTCATGAAGTACTGAGGTTCCGACGAATTCGCTATGTAAGTACGCTGGCATATATGCTAGATCACTCATATATCTATGGAAATTACTATGAGTTAAGATTTTTCTAGGATCTCTAAGAATTATCAATTGACCTTCCGGAGACATCTTTGAAACTTTAGAACAAAAGTCGAAATCGAAACAATCTCGAATGACATAGTCTGTCACACACTAACCTAATCCAAAAGACTTCTTTGATGTGTCTGAACTAATCCATCTTCTAAAGTTTTGATCAATCAATCGAGCATTTTCTTCAGTCGTCCATAGAACCGCATCATCTCCCGAGACGTAAAGAAACACGTCAGCATATTTCTAATCTTTCCATCTTAATGTTGTCAAACCTACTTGAGTACAAACATAGTCCCAATATAGGAAAACTCGCAAAGTATTTCCTAAAGTTGTTCTACTACAGCTGCCACTATAAGTTGTACCTTCGATTTAAAAGATGGCCTTAATTGATTTAGAAAAAGCGACTTTAAGCTTACTAGTTCTTTCGAATAACGGGATGCAAATAACACTTAAAACGTTGTCTATGTTATAAACATACTTTCGCAGTGTATTAGGCACCCATCCTGTTTTCATTAATTTTCGGAAAAAGAACACATCAATAGCTTCTATTATTGACCAATGTTGATGTCCATCATGATTCTTGCCGTCTGTGTTGATAGAAACGAGTTTACCTTTAGGTAATTTTTTGAGATTCATTTGTATTTCCTCAGCCATCTCAGTGCAGCTAACGGAATGACAAAAACCTGGCATCTCTTGTTTCATTATTTTCAATAGAGGTCTCAACATCATGGTTAATAGTCCGTTCCCAGCTTCTCCGTCGGGACAGAAAACAAGACGCTAACGACTGTCTGGTTCCCATCCATTTAACACGAATTGTCTCATTTCGTCATAATTCATTACGTATTTTTCACCTACTTTGACCATAGCTTTGTAGAAGTGTCTATCAATTTTACCATTCCAGGGAGTATTTCTACTCAGAGTTTTCATGCAATTACTAAAATACTTCTTCTTCTTTTCTGCAGAATATGCAAAGCATTCGGCCAATTCCTTCTTCACGTCCAATGCCAAGAGATCGCTATAGTGATTTATCTTCTCTATCAATTTTTCCAGTATAGGTTCACTGTGTTTCCTGAAATCGTCTATCACTATAGGATCTGGTTTCAACCCTGTGTTCAATTGTCTGGTGAATAAAGCGTGCATCATGCCTATGTTATCATTAAGATGCTCAAACACAATTTTGGGTCCTTTTGTTGTCAAAATATGCGCTCCTGTAAACGTAACGTTTTTCATTTTCGTCACGTACTGCATGGTATTTGTTAATTGTCTCGTCCACGTGTTCCAATCTCCTGCTCTAAATTTTATCTTCTTCAAAGAATGGTTTCCCGTTACAGATGCTTTAAACCTTTTGACCAATCCCACATACCCAGTATCTTTGCTGTTTAGGGGATATTTACTGGGAAAGATTTTCGTCAAAGTTCGAACAAAGTTGAATGATGTAGAGATAGGTCTCATTGCCAAAGAATAATATAAGTATATACCAAATAAATACATTAACTTCGTAATGACGCTAGCTACGATATCCAAACCTTCATGCATCTTTTTCACTTTAGCCATGATTTGTTTCTGATCTTCCATTTTCATACAGATATAATAATTTTCTCTCAACGTACAACCATTTTTGCCATATATCTATCTAGCCTCATTTAGTTCACACCATCTCTATTTAGCTGTTTCTAAATTGTAGAACTTGTTTGCGAAGAAACTTTTTAGCATAAATGATACGAAATGAACAAAAAACTTAGACAATATTATGAAACAAAAAGTGGTGATTATGGGTATATATCTGGAAAACCCGAAGATCGGTGATACCATAAAGTGAGCCCAGAAGTATGTGGTACCAATCATTTCTAAGAATGCAAAGATGTCCCACAGAGCCGACATAGTTATATTACCATTCAACTTTTCGGTTGTTACTGGATAAAACTCTCCTAATACGAAACACATGCTTTTTTGACACTAAACTTTCATCCAAGATTCGATCTCCATTCTATCTTTTTCTTCATCTTTTGCAAGATCTGGGAATATGTCTCTTCTAGGGATATGGATTTTTCCAATATTGTCAAATAATTGCTATAAGTTGTTCTAGGTGAATCCGTTTAGCAATAGAATACCTCCTGTGAGTTCTTGAAAGAAGGTTTTCTTCTATTGAATGAAGTTACTAGAGAATTGGGAATCTTTTCGTTTAGACAAACATTGAAACCATAAGTACGCAAACCACGGTATGTCTATAGTGCTATAATAAGCCTCGAGTAGATGATTTTCATTTAGATTATATAAGTGGCAAGTCGCTCCGATTGATTCGACTTTGTCTTTATCCTATATCTTCTATAACAGATCATACTACCCGGGCAGAATTCCAGGGTAATCATTCGGCACATGGAAAAGTTTCAGTTTTGTTGTTGACCGAGAGAAAAATACGCATGCTTGAAGCGTTTGTAGCCTACCTTGGACAGGGATATTCATACCATTACACCAATCTCCAGCCATATGAACATTTTTGTGTTTATATGTGCCGTTGTTGTTAGGAGAGAATTCCACGTCCATGAAACCGTCTGAACCGTTTTTCACGACTAGATCAGCTTGATACTAAAATATTGTAGTCTTTATTGGAAAGCTACAATATTCCATTCCGCTAACGTGCCACCACCCTATGTTGATTTTCTTAGAGATATTTTTTATATCTGTTTTATCAAAGTAATAATGGCAGTCATGTAGTAGTATTTGGAATGTATGATCTTTCAAGAATTTGTTCATTTTGGTTCGCTTCGATGAGCTCCAAAGGGTGTCTATGCCCGCAAATTCTTGTAAAGTTCCCTTGAATAAGTAAACCCCTGGTTTATAACAGAATAGTTCATAGTCTGGAATCCAACCGCTATCCTTCTCTATATATGCCCAGTGTTGCTTATCATATTCATTTTCGCAAGGTCTAATTTTTATTATAGACTTCACTCTTTCGTCCCTACCCCCTGTTGGAAAATCTAATAGTCTATCTATTATATCTTTACTCAACTTTGCTCCTATATCTAGTATGACATTTCCTTTGTGGATGTCTACCATACTGCTTCTGATTCTTCCTATGCTAGATGCTTCACACAAATCGCTTAGATATCTTAAGTCGGCATGGCCTCCATGGGGTACTAGTTTTGTTTTTATAGTAGCATGATTAATGGGGGGGTACCCGCAGATACGATATTTTTCCATCATATCCTCTGTCGGTGCGTTAGTGATATGGACCTCTAGCTTTTCGCCGTTCCAGACTAATCCTTTCACTTTTTTACTGTAAACCACGTCTTTGGCCAGTATTAGACCATCTAACCACTATTCCATTTTTCCTAAGGTAAGTCCGTTAAGATCTTGTACAACGAATCCGTTGTCTATCAACAGATTTTTG